CTGGGATAGATAAGATCGTCGCCGTACACACTAATAATGCCGGGTGAATGGGTCAATTCTTTTATAGCAGATAATACACTATAAAAGAGCAAAGTCTGGAGCGGGAAAGTGAATCCTATCCCCATACCTGCGAAGGTAGGAGTAGGGATAACACTTCCGTCAGTTGTGATCTCATATGTGATACGACCAAATTTCAAGGCCTTGTACCAATCATATGGGTAAACTGCTCGCACATGGCGACTGGTAATCGAGCCACTAGCATTAGATAAATCTGCTGTAACTAGATTACGGCGTACGGACATACGTGGTAATAAATACCGGTGTCTGGCTTGGCCAAACCGTATGCTTACACCAACCTCCTCTAACATCTCCGACATGTAACTACCAAGCCCAAATGAATAAAACGAGCCCAGCAATGTGTTCGGGGTGATGAGTCGGAGACTTTTCCAAGACTTTGGCACTCCAGTTTGTACCAGGGTTGTACACATGTCCCACCGTGGCGGCTTTTCCAAGCAGCCTTCGGTAAGAACAGAGCGAAGAATATCATCCCTCTGTAAATAGCTGTCAAACCATTTCATATGATCTTTTGAACCCGTAATAGGACTGTCTCCGCCGATCTTGATATCAAGATAGGAGCAGCGAAAAGAGTTCCCCACTGAGGCTCTTCTTGCGAAGCGGCAGTAAGTTTCATGCACATCACGATCATATTCACCAAGTATAGACCTGGTTATAGACCGGGCTTTGCGGAGCACTTGTTTTGTAACGGTGCCCCATTCGCGGTGAGTTGCAACTCTGGCCATATCAGCGTGATATTTCTGCGCTGTCAGGTCTTGAAGCTGCTCATCATCATATGCATCAAACTCAAACCGGTAACGCTTCAGGAACGTTTCTAATTGATACAATCTCTTGAAAAACGGTACAGGTAGATCTTCTTTAGAAGGCCAGATAGCGCCCCTAAAGCCCTTGATATCATTAGCTTTCATGAATTCGAAAGCGTCCGGTGCAAGGGATCCACCTATTTGTCCCGAAAAATCCTGGTACATCCTCAACCATACATTACGCATGATCGTGTCTGCACTATGCAGCTGTGGTTTGTCATTCTTTCTCATTAGGATTATCCTTATGAAAGGTTTCGGATTACAGCAAAGAGCCGTATACCCAGAAATCGGAGAAATCACTGTCAGATAGACATTGGCCTAACAACATGTTCAGGTCCAGTGCTTCAGCAGCAGTGCTTTCAGGGTGAACTTCGCGTTCACACCGTATACGGTTATACTGTGTTGATCCATCAGCTAAGATTTTTGGAACAGAGATTGTAATAGTACGTTTGTCCCGTGAATACGTCACACCGTTGTTCAGTGTGGGCTGTTTTGATGTCAACGTCATCTGCGGCCGGATTCGAAAATCGGCCACACTTTTATCGATAATTCTGACACCGTTTTGTATGACGGTGCCATCGTTATTGAACGTTGCATCTGTGCCACCGACGACTGTTAGTCCGGTAGCTGCTTTTTTGATTATTGCACCATTAATTGGCATAATAAATCCTCTTACTATAAGTTTTTGGTTCGGGCCTCTATTGCGTCCATTCGGAGATTCGCCTTACGGCGGCGCTCTAAACGTAGCAAGCCAGGTCCAGTTTGTTTAGCCTTAAAGAATCCACTAAGGAATCCGTAAGACAGGGCACAAGCATCGCGTTGCCTGTCATAAGACAGGTGATTGATGTTGATGACCGGAACATCCGGCAATGCCTCATCGAGCGTGCGTACAATACGTTTAGCGTCCACCTGAAAAGGATGGCCGCCATAGCGCGAGTACGTTCCATAAGCGTTAGACTTTGCAGACACGAGAGTCCACAGGTTGTATTCTGTGTTCTTGTATGTCGTGCACGAACCAACGATCTTTATGGTCGGATTTATCTGCCTGGCATTAAGCCAGGATCCCACGTTCAGGAACCAATCTGCAACGAAACTTAAGGGAGCGAGCTCCCATGCCAATGCTTTCACTTGAGTGGGATGAAGACCCAAGTTATACAAGCCGCGTGTTCCCAAACCTTTAGTGTCCAGATTTTGCATAAAATAAATCTTAGTAACCGATTTATGCATGCAGATCCGGTGGCACCGATAGGTAAGTTTTACTGGAAATACGTTAGGCCACATGACATTGGAACCATCAGCCTGATGGGTCCTAGTTTCGCTCACACTTTTCGCTTTGACGGATAATTTCTCATCCATCAAAGTTAACCCTCCATCCACGAGATCCATAAGATCTGTGGCATCGTAAATCATAGGCATTATACCGTAGCGGTATTCAAGCCACTGACCTGACAATGCATCAAAGAAGGCGGGTGTGATTTTCCATCCGTTTTGTTTCTTCGGATAGTGTTTGACTTTCCTTCTAGCTCGTGAATACATCTCATTCGCTAGTTTTACGGAGGAGGAGAAGGGCTTCTTTATCAATGCAATTGTTTCACCAATTTCACCAAGAAAGTTACCAGCATCGAATACTACCTCGTTTACCTTATTGTAGGCTCCAACAATGGAGCTGTCCTTTAAGGCAGAAATAACGGGGTCAAAGTAGTACGCATTACTAAACGGATAGAAACATCCATTCATTAACGCAAATAGATCGCCTGTTAGCATTAAATCATACCCATAAGGGGTAGGAAATACATGTGTATCAGGTAATCCACTCGTCTTATAGAGCGAAATCGTACACGGTGTCATCCTCAGTAATTCCAAACCATATGAATCCTTGTAGACCTTCACAGGGGATTCGGTAATTACTTGACGACGGCCTATACAGCACTTGGTTGCCCGAGTGACGTATGGACCACTGCCAGATTGATATCTGACAACACCTACACGAGCTTTGTCTCGTGTTCTTGTACTGCTCATAAGCACCTCCAGTCATTGAGATTGGTCACCCCCGATATGGG